GCAAAGCCAGGGAAATCTTGCAGACCTTGCAAATCCGCCTGCTCTGTCGGCCTGCGGATCATATCATCAATTTGGCTAAGAGCCTCTGGCGCAAGCCTCTTGTCGCGCACATAGGCATCCATGTTTTTCATTAACGCATTGGAAAAAGATGCGTTTGATTGATGGCTGTGTGGCATCATTGAAGACACCACTACATAATCCGCATCCTTGCGGATTTTTGCAGAACCACGACCTTTACCTTCAACAGCCCAGGCAAGCCCCTTCTTTTGGCTTTCCGGCAACAATGGATAACCTGGGCCTCCATAAAGCTGCTCTGGGGCTGCAAGCTGACTCGCATCAATCCCACTAAATGCAGAGCCAGCTTTGGTGAGATCAGCAAAAATCGGGAATACCCGCTTGCCAACCAAATCCTGCGGATTGATTGTTGGGACATCGCCCCATGATTTATATTTTGTTGGTTTGAACGGCGCAGGTTGCGCCTGGGGCTGGACAGTTGCGGCCATCTGCGGCGCAGTCGGCTGCGCCTGCCGCGTAATGTCCAGCGCCTGCTGCACCGTGGGATCAGCCCCCAGGTCGCGCGGCGGCGTGATCTCACCGCCATCGGCTTTAGTTATGTCGGGATTACTTGGGTCATACGAACCCGCATTACCAATTGCAGATTTTATTTGATGCGGTTCAAATGCGACCACTTCCCAGAATTTGCCTTCTGGGCCTTCAGCATATTCATTTGGCGCTATGACGCCATCATGGCCCTTAGATTTAAGCTCTGCTGTAATTTTTTGGGCTTCTTCCCTTGTGGTCGCAGCCTGCCGATCTTTCGGCCAATAATATGGATTTTCAAGCCGAACATAAACAGGAAGAACATTTGCGCCAGGATGCACTTCTTTTTCGTTCATAGCTGCATAGCTTTTATAATTTGAATAAGCAGAAGCAGATTCTGGACTAGCGGTTAAATAATAACCCGCCCCATAAAAACCATGATCAGTCTCCCCAATCTTTTTTTGATCAAATTCTTTAATATCTTTGTCCGTTCCATGATAAAGGACTATAGGCTTTCCAGAACTATCTACCGTATGACTGTCGCCAAACCAATTTGTAAAGTTTTCCCCCGGCAGTATGCGCGGGTCCATCCGGCCACCTGTTGCTGAACCACCCTCGGCCTTGCCTATGGCGCCGCCGCGCCATTCACCAGCGCCGCCACCGTCACCACCGCCTCCGTCACCGCCGCCGCCACCATCGCCGCCACCATCGCCGCCATCGCCAGCGCCAGCATCGCCAGCATCGCCAGCATCGCCAGGGCCAGCAGCGTCAGCAGTGGCAGCATCAGACATTGAATTGGCATTGTCAGCAGCAGCCGCAGCAGCATCAGCCTCCGCCTGTGCGTCTATATCAGATTGCGTGGCAGCCGCAGCAGCAGCAGCATTGGCATTCGGATCAGAAGCAGGGCTACCCATAGCGTTTAGGCCAGCCATTGCTCCCATTGCAGCCCCAACAGGGCCACCCATCATGCCGCCAATCGCCATGCCGCCCAAGGCCGGGCCTGCTGCCTGTGCGAAGCCAGCAAGGTCTTGCCCAAAATTCCCAGTGCCGGGCGCACCAGATGGACCCTGCGAGCCCGGCGCTTCACTATTGCCCCCGCCGCCAGAACCATATCTCCCAGTATCTTGATCAGGATAGGCATTATCTTGAGGGGTATTTTGCCCTGCCTGCAAAGCCCTCATCCGCTCATTTACAATCCGCGATGGATCAGTCGCTGGATTAAATGCAGGCGGTTGAAAGGGTGTAGGCGCCGAAAAGTCAGAGGGATAAAAGGTTCTAGGGGTAGCCAAGTTACTCCCCAAATTCTCATAGAACCCCCCATTTGCAGCCTGTCGCCGCGCAATCATCATAGCCTGCCGAATAGCTTTGCGCGGATCGTGGTTCATTGCGGCAACGCTCCCCCAAGCCCTGGCAGCGGCGGCAGATTACCGCGCCGCGCCCTCTCCTCTAACTCGCGCTCTGTGACAGCCTGGAAGGCAGGCCGCACAAGCGGCGCCACAACCGGCGCGCTCTCTGGATGCACTGCAAGGTTCTGCGCCAAGTCAATGAGCTGTAGGCGTTCACGGGCGATAGCTTCATCGGTCTTTGCCCCCATGGCCCGCTCTTCAAGGCCAGTCTGCACATGGAATTTAGACACATCCAAGCCCATGCGCTGCTCATGCATGGCCTGATTGGCCTCAAACTGCTGCGCTTCCAGCGCCGTGTCAGCCTGCATCTTCTGCGCCCGCGCTTGGGCTTCCATAGCCTTCGTGTCGGCGTCCTGCTTCTTAATCTGCATCTCAGCCTGCGCCTTCAGCAGCTCAGGCGGCGGCTTGCCCTGCGCGTCAGGCGACGCAAAGAATTGCTCAGGGTTGTTCCAGCCAATGGCCTGCAAGGCCGCCGTATCAATCGCAATCGGGTCGTACAGCCCCGGCTGCGCCTGCTGAAGCTGCTTCAGCGCCATGATCTTCATCAGGCGCTGCGTGTGGCTGGCAGTATTGGGATCAGCCTGCGGCACCAGCTCTGCATTGTCCAGGGCTTGCAGGAAGCGCTGCTCATCCCACGGATAGGCATTCTTGCGCTTGCGCTGCCAGAAGCTCTGTGGGTTCTCGCGGAAGCACTCGGCCAGCAATTGGAATTCCTGCGCCTGAGCAGCATGCATGCGCTTATGGACAGAATTCAGAATCTTCTGCGCCTGCTCAATCATCGCCAGCGTGGTGCCAACCGGCGCATCAGCGCGGCCCTCGCCAACCATCATCTCGCTCACGCCGCCAATGCGCTGGCCAGTCTCAACGATGTTCTGCACAAGCTGCATTAGCGCGCCGCTCGGCTCCTTGTACGGCAGCGGCATGATCGCCTGCTGGATCGGCATGCCGTTGGTCTTCACCAGCGCGCCGCCGCCCGGAGGCACACGGAAGATATTTGTGTTTTGCCTCGCGCCTGCGTCTGCGAACAGGAAGCCCGGAAAGTTTGCGTACATCCCAGCGTCCAAAAGCTCGCGCCATGCAGCCGTCACCGCGTTTGTCGTGTTGCCAAGGATATGAAGCAGCCCGATGTCGTAGAAGCCGAAGCCGGGCATGAAGGTGTACTTGACGAAATTACTGCGGGCTTCAGGAAGCTCGGCAGTGTCTTCATCATAGTTGCGCACCACCGAAAGTATCTTCTTTGAAGATGCATCAATGGTGACGCGATACGGAATTTCCAGGCCAGTCTCTTTGCCTTTGTAGGTATGCTCAAAGCCCTGGATGTTCAGCTCGCAGTAGCACTCATAGATTTCACGATCCCGGTCATCAGGGTTCATGACATCCGGCGAAATGCCTTCCTGCGCCTTCTCTTCACGCTGAAGGCTATCAAGGCTGTGCGGGTTTGGTGTGCTGAGATCAGTGTCTTGATACACGCCCAAGATTTGCAGGCGCTTCACCATGCTGGGCTTCAGAAACGTGCGGTGCGTGACACGCTTTGCATTCTGCAAATCAGTCGCGCCGTTGTTCACGATCAGATCATCAGCATCAACCGTTTCGCTAACGGGACGATTGCGCAGCGGGCAGTAATACACCTTCTTGAACGCGGAGCCGCCGAAGCCAAGCATCAGCAGCATGCGGTCAGTGTCGGGGTAATACTCGGTCGCCACCGCCGTCAGGTAATGATTGAGATCGCGCTCCAATGCATTCGCCAGCTCATCTTCTTGCAGGCTGGGATCATTGTCGTCGTTGCGGATCTTCACCGGCCCATCAGTGGGCAGCAGCTCAGACCGCGCATTGGCCTGGAAGCGCAGCACGGCTTCAAGCAACAGCGGGTGCCGCACCTTCGACATGCCTTCGACCGGCGCACCATCAGCAGCGCCAGCAAGGCTGGGGATTTCAATCTTCAGGCCAAGAAGCTTCAGGCCGGTGGCGCGATCTTCAATCCATTCGCTGCGGCTTTGCAGATCATCGCGGATGCCGCGCAGCAGGTCTTCGCTGATGCGGCCCAATTCCATCTGTGGGATTTGATCAACAAGGTTATCAAACCACCCGGTTTCTTTCTTCCCACCGGCAGGCTCCAGGGGCTGGCCATCAATCCGCACCGTGATGCTGCCATCGGGATGCTCAATGGAGAGGATGTTGCCGCTGTCATCGGTCTGCGGCTGATCGGCGGCCTCATCGGCCTCCATGATCACGACCTCTTCACCGGGCGGCAGCTCAGGCGCCTCGGGGGCGGGCTCACGGATTGACGGGCTAAGGCCAGGGACAAGTGGCATGGTCACTCCCTCTCGCGGGCCATATTGCACATATGGCCACGCAGTCGCAACAGATTAGACAGGATACAAAGGCCCAGTGCCTGCGCCCTGATGCTGCATACTCTCCTGCACAGCAGCGGTCCATTCGGGGCCACGGGTCAGCAGGCCCAGGTCACGCATGTGCCTGATGGCTTGGCTCACCGTATCCACAAGGTCATCGTTTTTGCCCTTGGGGAAGGTGCCGACCTGGGTGATCACCTGATCGGCCCAGGATCGGTCGGGCGAATAGACCATGCCTTCGGCAAACAAGTGCTGGACTGAATACAGCCGGGCAAGCTTGTCCTGGCCCTTGGGGTCCAGAAGCTGGACGCCCCAGTCTTCATGCCCAAACAGGCGGCGCAGCTCCTGGGCCACGCTGTGACCGGCGG